ATTCCTGCGGATTCGCCATCTGTTATCCCCACGGCAAAAAGGCGAGGAACACGCCCTCGCCTTGCCAATTCAACGATGTTCGGGTTTACTGGGCGGATGCCCCTAGATTTCATTCGCCGGAACAAGGTCCAGTGCGCGAAGCTGATCCTCTGGACGGTGATCCTGACGTTCTGGAACGAGTGGATTGTTTTGATCTGGCTCTGCTGGTGCTTTACCCACCCGCGCTATCGTCTCATATATCTGCCGAGCAGCGTTCGGGGCGCCCATCTCCTTCGCGACCTCAAGCGATAGAACCCGAGCCCTCGCGTTCAGCATCGCTGTTGTCTTCACGCTCGGCTTGAGCGCCGCGGCCTCATAAGCCTTCGCCCACTTTGCAACCTTGTCTGCCGAAAGGGGCTTTGCGAGGATGGACGACGCAACCCGAGCGCCGGCAACCGACGAGATCATGGTCACAGGTTCGGAGATGGCGCCGAAGCCGATTGCAGGACCAATGACGTTCTGAGCCGTCCCTGACGGATTGGCGTACTGGTTCATCTGCTTGAACCGCCGGGACACTGCGGCTATGTCGTCAATAGCCTGAGCGTGGCTCCCGCCGAACATGGCTTTTTTGCCATTCTCAGACATCTTGCCATACGCCGTCAGGAAGCGATCGGGGCTGAACTTCCCGTCAGGATCGCGCCCCATCCTCGCCAGCGTGGCTGATGCAAGCTCGTCCCACGTGTCTTTCCCTACCGATCCCTTCACACGCATGAGGTTCTGCATGTCGGCGCGGGACGTAGAACCGGCCATCGCCTGGATCTTCGCGAAGATGCCTTCATCCGAAGTCTGGCGCCCTATGATGCTGTCGAGAGCCTGACGCTCTTTTGCTACGCGAGCAGCGTATGCGTTTGCCTCTTCGAAGGCCTTGCTGCCCTTTTCTCCTCCGGCTCGGCCGACTGCGTTGCGCAGGTCGTCGGAAAGAGCCGAATAAATGCGCTTCAATTCTCCCTCCGCCATGCCGGCAGGCCGCAGTGAGGGGTTTTCGATAAGCTCGCCAACGTTGGTGCGCAGGTCTTTGATGCCCTGGTAGTTGAGGCCGCTTTTCTCGCCTACGGCCTTCCGCACAAGCTCCACAGCTCGGCTGTTGCCGGAAATCTTGGCGTTTCCTCGCCTCAAGAGGATGTCCGAAGCTACTTTCGAGGTCTCGCTTAGCGGCGTCAGGACATTTTGGGCGACGAGATCATCAACAGCGTTATACTTCTTGGTGACAGCATCCTTGAGCGTATTCGTCGCGAAATCCGTCATGCTTTCGCGGGCCATGGAGCCGGCACGCTCAACACTCCCGGAGCCAAACGCCTGCTGTACGTTCTTTGCCGCATCGTCAAGCTGGCTGATGGCAGTCTCGCTCGCCTTCCTGAGCGGGGTTCCGCCGATCGGCACGTTGGTCAAGCCCTTGCCTGCCTGCTGGACGGCGGTGGATTCGCTCGTCACGGCGCGGGGCAGGTCTACCCCAAGGCGACGGGCGGCTTCTGCGGCCTGCAGACCCTCCGGCTTCGGCGTGAGACCTTTTGCCGGCTTGAGAGCGAGTCCTGCTGCCGGTGAGGCAGGGGACATCCACGCGGCGGCGTTCAGGCCCTCCCCGATTGCCTCCATGGACGTGCGCCCATCCGGCCCGGTCACCTGCAGTTCTCCCGACATGGCGCGCCCGGGGGCTGTGACCGCCGACTTGGCGCTGTCCCAAATAGCCTCGGCCAGCTTCGGGACCGCCAGGGACAGCTCCCCGGTGTCCAGGGTCTGCTTGTACGGGACAAGCGTTCCCCGAAATTCGTTCGGCTCTGCCGGCTGACGAGGGGTGGCGACCTCCGGAAACTTCGAGGCGATCATGCTACGGATCTGGTCCGGCGGCATGTCGTCGGGGAACTGGACGTTTGCCCCGTCAGGCATTGTGACTAGAGGCATTCACTGCCCTCCGAAATATTCGCGGTAGTCTACGGCGCCGCCAGGGGCTTGCGCCGGCTGCATCTGGTCAACCGCCTGCGCTCCCGGGCCTGAACGGATGCGGAAGCCAGCAATAGCATTCTCTCGGTTGCGCCTCTTCTGGGCGATGACCTCTGGTCCATCCCCGGGCTGCGGGAAATACTGCTGCTCGGCGTTGGCGAACTCTTCCGGTGAGATAACAGCACCCGACTCCTGACGAAGCTGGGCATTGATGAAGTCCCGCTTGGCCTGCGTCAGCTTTTGCGCATCCTCACCGACGAGGTAATTGCCCACGCCCGGGACAGCGCCGGCTATCTTGTTCCAGGCAGAGGTTCCTTCACCCTCCAACTCCGTGATAGCCTTGTTCGCCTCCTGAGCCCGGATAAGGAACCCGGTGTTTTTGCCCTGTTCAACGTTGAGATTGGCGCCGCCGCTTACGTCTGCACCCTGAACTAGCTTGAACCCACCCTGCCCGTCGCTCTCGATCATCATCCCCTTGGGGCGGTTGTTCGCCAGCAGTGCCTCGTTGTACTCGGGCGTACCAGGCTCCAAGCCAGCGGCCTCAAGTTCACGCATCGTCGCCGTGCGATCGTCCTTCGGGTCTTTCGGGTCGCTATAATCCGCGATGACCTGGTACGTGTTCGGGTCAACAAGCTTGCCATTGATCTCCAGCGGCTTTGCCTTGTCGGGGCTCACCATCTGCTTGAGATAGTCCGCAAGTGCGGTCGGCTGGGAGGCAAGCTGGCGCGCCGTCCCCTCATCCATTCCGCGGCCCTTGAGCCATTCGACAGTCGCGTTGGCGTCCTGCCGGCCGCTCTTGCCCTTCGATGCCTGAGCGGCGCCCATGGCAAGGCTCTGCATGGGAGTCTGCCCCATGGCCCAGCCCAGGAAGATATCGTTGAGCAGTTCCTTGTTGATCCCGAGCCCCGGGGCTTTCGGCTGTGCTGCCTGCATTGGAGCAGGAGCTGCAACGGATGCCGTCTGCATCGGGTCAGGCTGGGGGCCGGCGACTTGCGGAGGCATCCCCACCGATACCGGGGGAGGAAGGGCCGGAACGGCTGCCTGAGGGTTCGCGAGGAAGCTCGGAACGCCCCCCGCGCCCTGAACAGGCTGGAGAAGGCGGTTCACGGCCTGAGGCCCGAACATGGACATGATATCGAAAGCCATATCAGAACCCTCGCTTCTTCATCTCTTCGACCAGCGAGAGCAGATTGCCGCCGTTCACTCCGCCTCCAAACTGGACCGGCGAAAACTGGCCCTGGGGCGGAGCCGTCGAGGCCATGTCGGAGAACTTCTGGTAACGCTTCTTCTGTTCGTCAGTCATTGCGTTGTACGGCGCCGCTATCTTGTCCCCGAGCACGCTGAAGTCGTTCTTGAGCTGGTTGAAGAACCCGCCGGCCGCGGGTGCCGCAAGCTGTGTGGTGCTGGGCGCATTGCCCTTGAGCCCGATCATGCTGCCCTCCGGAATTCGACCCCGATCTTAGGATAATTCACCGCGAAGAACCCGTCCTTCTCGAGCGTGACGGCCGAAGCGTCCTTCTCGATGACGTCCTGAGCCATGACGCCGCGATATCGGACCCGATCGCCGCGATAGTTCCACTCGTAGATCGTGTGGCCGTTCTCTATCCCGACAGGGACGATTCCGACCTTCAGGCGGGCATCCGACTTGGTGAACAGCGAACCGAGTGCGCCAATACCCTGGAGAGCGTTGAACGGCTGCGTCTGCGTCTGCGTGTTGGTGCCGTAGTTGCCCGCTGCGCCTGCGGCCGCACTCTGGAGAAGGCCGAGGCGCGTCCATGGCTGCATGTCTTCCGACTGCCACTTCGTGAAGTCGGCGGTGAGCTTGGCCTGCTCGTTGGCATCCTGTATCCGGCCGGCATCGACAACTGAACTCCACCCGGCAAGCTTGTTCTGGAACAGATTGGAGTTCGCCGCGTCGATCTGGCTGTTGGCGCCCATCATGTTCTGAACGTCGCGGTTGTACTGGTCGGAGAAGGCCGAAGTCGCCACCTGGCCGAGTTCCCTGCCCAGCACGGCGGTGTTGGCCCCGGATCCGTAGCGACCAGCGCCGGACATTTTGCTGTTGATCAGCGATGCGGTCCGGTCAAGCTGGTTGTTGAGGTTCTCCGTGAAGTACGGGTTGCCATTCATATTCTCGCCGGACGCCATGCCGGCCAGGTTCGTGGCGGAACTCGATGCGGCAGGAAGACCGCCTGCCGTGTTCTGAATGCCGGCGATGCCGTTCTGCGTTGTTTGCCCAAGCCCAGCGACCGTCTGGCCCTGGTAGACATTGCCGCCCACGCCGCTGTCGTATAGAGCCTGCGCCTCGCTCGCGGACTCCCGGAAAAGCGGCTCGGCCCACTTCGGAGGCTTGTTCTCCGTCGTCTGCTTTTGGTTCTTGCTGCCCATTACACCGCGTCCCTTTCAAGCGTCTTCCTGTAGAGGCTGACGTCCATCCGATATCCAAGCTTTTCGAGGGGCTTTCTGAAGCCGATGCGGCAGATGGGCACGATCTCGTCGGCGCCCTGTGCGATGGCCCACTTCTCGATCTCCTCGATCAACGGGACCAGATCCTGGCCACCCTCGCCGGCGAGATTGATCAGATGGACCGATTTGTGTCCCGTATAGTCGTTGATCTTGATCTCAGTCGTGACGAAGCTCTTGAACTCCTCGCCGTCGAGAATAAGCCACAACTGCTGCCGCCCGCTGAGGACGTCGTCCGCAAGGCTCTTGAGAGTGATGTCCCGCGGGAAGCGATCGACCAGTTTCTTGAACGCGGCCGTGATATCGCGGCCGTAGGCCGCAATCTTCTCGAACGGCCAATCGACCGTGTTGTGGATGCTGAGCGTCATCTGAACCCCGCCGTTGCAGTCTCAACGTCAATCCCGCTGATGTGCGACCATGTCTCCCCAGCCGGGATGCCCATCCGGAACCTGTGGAACCGCGCCCTGGTGATCTGCCGCACCCGCCCCGTATTGTAGGAAGGCTCTCGCGGGCTCCGCCAGACTACCGGCTCCGTCTGGTTGCGCCGCATCCTGGTCCCAACCTGCACGGTGACGTTGTTGGTATCGACCACGGGATAGGAACTGGTCGTCCGGATGATCTGGCCCGATGTGTCCCCGATCTCCGGCGTAGTCACGACAGCCGCCATGCTCTCCCCAGAGAAGAACCCGAGCCGGAAATCACTGCTGAAGCCGGCAAGCAGAGGAGCCCCGCCCTGCCATGCCTTGCTGTCCAGCGAGAAAGGCAAGGCATCGAGGCTGGAGCTGATCGCGTCCAGGGACTCCAGCGTGTATCCGGTCGTCGCCATCGGGTGGATCGACAAGACGTTGACGTCGATCGGCGCCCATTTCTGGATCTGCCAGTCATAGACGAGCATCTCGTCATAAACGCCCGTTCCGGAGTAATCCAAGGCCCAATAGACCCGGGAGAAGAACGGATCGACCGCGCCATATATCCTCGAGATGGATGTCGTGTTGAGCCGACTGAAGACGGTGCGGTCGACCTTCTCGAACCCGATAGGAGCAATGGAGCCATCGGGCGATATCTGGAAGAACCCGCCCTCGTCTGCGTAGAATGAGAACGCACCCCGCGTGGCGACGGAATACTGGGATTTTGCACCGCGCTTGTCGTGGATCTTCTGGAACGTGAAGACCTCGATCGAGCCGGGGACGAAGGTCGCCCGATGAATGGCCCGCTGCATGAAGATGATGGGGTTGGTGGCCTGAGACGAACTCTGGACCGAGCCGCCATCTGGAAAATCCTGATAGTCGCTGTTATTCGAGCCTGGCGTCCAGAACTCGCAATCGTTCAATCCGGACCACTGGACGCGGTTCGGGTTGCTGGTCAGGTCCATGAGAGCGACGAAATCACCCCAGATGCGGACCATACCGGCGCGCGGCGGGCTTCCTCCGAGATCCCGGAACTCCGTGTCTACCCCAATCTCGAACACCTGCGGGTCATCGTTCTTGTTCACGGCGATGACGAACTTCCCGTAGGCCTCGAAAGACCACGGGGCTTCCTCCGTCGCGGAGTAGGTCAAGCCGTCCTGCGAGATGTCCGTCCATTCGAGCGTCGTGTTGTCCAGGACGTGCAGCGTCTCGCCGGTCCCGGCAAAGATGAACACGCCGCTGTCAGAGACGACGCAAACCCCGCCAAGCGGGCGCGCCGGCAGTGCCGCCGTCAGCGACCAGAAGGATGGGGCCGGGATGTACGATCCGTCAGCGACAAGAACGTTCCGGATGTCATCCGTGAAGGTCGCGTTGAGGGCCGCGACGTCGGGCCTGTACTCTGCTGCAGGGATCAGCATGTCAGAAGCACGTGATCTCTATGACGCCGCTGCTGTTGCGGCGCGAGGTTTCCTGCACCAGTGCGCTGTGTTGGTCGGTGTAGTCGTTGAGCGCTTCCGCCGCCAGTGCAGCGTCCTTCAGGATGTCCTTGTAGAGGATGTACTTTGCCCTCGCCTTGATCATGTCGAAAGCCTCCGTGGTCCATACGTTGCTGTCGGACTGGCTGCTGATGGTCGCCAGACGGTACGGGCCGAGCTGCAGGCGGATGGTGTAGGGCGTGGAGTCGGGGATGGGGTAGAGCCGGAGCTTCTGCCCGAAATAGGTGTAGGCGTAGGGCTCGCCGCGGGAAGCGCTATTGTCTGCCAGGCGCTCCAGTTCCTCAGGCGTCACCCGCCGCATCTCATAGCGCCGCCCGTCCGTCCTCTCGACGTAGACGGCGACGATCCGGCCAAGCTTCGGGATTTGCGGCGAGTCCGCGCCATCGTACCAATCCTGTCCGCTGATAGTGGGGAACGTGACGTCGCGGGTTTCGTTGAAATAGTAGACGTTGCGCTCGCAGTACCGGATAGCGGCATAGGCCGCCGTCTGGAT